TCGGATCAACGATGTTTCCCTCTTCATCCTCGCACCATCCTTTTGCGATGCAGAGCTTTCTTTCACCAGTGTTCCAGTAAAGTCCTGTTCCCGGGCCTGTATAGTAGGAGATCAGCTCATCCACGGCCGGTGAATCCTGTGTCCCGTTATTTGCCATTGCGTCATCAATCGCCGCATTGATTTTATTCGTATACTCCGGAAGATCCTTTACGTTTAACATAACATTCTCCTTTATAATCCCGCATACAATAGTGGGGTTCCATCATCAGTTACAACTCCTGTCAAATACGGCATTGCCGCATCGCAGAGGAGCTTGTTTGCGGCTTTTGTGTCTCCTGCCGCAGAATATACAGCCGACCACTCTTTCGCCGCCGCGCCGGTCTGCTGTGCTGTTGCATAGGATATAGACTCACTGCCGGCTGATCTCGCGGTGATGATCCCAGTCGTTGTTCCATTCGCGTCAGTAGTCGCAGACGCTCCAGAAGCGGCTGCAAGTGCCTGTTTCTGTGCGAGATCCAACTGATAGTAGATCTCCGCCATAGCGCATACGGCTTTCTTGACCCGTTTCTGGTATTTCTCCGGTGTAGGTAGTCCGCCAGCCAGCCGATCAAATGTCAGCGTGTCGATAAAATCACTCGCTCTTTCTGCAAGCCGCATAAAATCAGATTCCGGCACGACATTGCCGAAAAATGATTTTGAGTAAAATTCATAATCTGCGTATGCCATGCCGGAATCCTCCTTAGCCTCTGGTCTTGATCTGCGCGATCGGGATCGCTTTGATCGGGAAATACTTCTTTGCGGAAGTCGAGTTGTTATTCGCAAGCTCCCAGTTTGCGCCAGTCTCAAGCTGTGTGTTTGTCGGGGAGATGAAGGACGGCTGTTTGAAGCTGATACCATACGGGGAGAAAATCTTTCTCTGACGGGAATATAAAGTATCCACGCCGCCGTTAGTCTTTGCGTCTCTATCCATCTCATACGGGACTTTTACACCGCAGTTTGTGTACTCGATTGCACCAGCGCCGAGAACGTATGTGGTGTATACAGTTCCAGCCGGAAGGAGTTTGACATAATCACCTTCGTTCGCGTCCGGAATGTCTGTAGTTACGCTTGCTTTTGCGACCTCACCCGCTCCGGTGCCTGCGGTCGTAACTTTGAGCGCTCCCGGGTCTGTCTGAGATGCTTTGACGTATTTCGCCTCCGCCGCCGCTGTCGGCATGTTGTCGTCAATGAGGACGGTTCTTCCGTTTAAGGTTGCGAGGGTAAGGTCTCTCTCGATTCCGTCTCCGTCTGTATACTTCATGTATGCGAGGAGTTTAAGATTCTCGAGATCTGTCGCAATCTTGGAATGCATGATCGCAAGGCTGAATTTCGCCTTATTGTCTCCGAGGGCTTTCTGAATGGCGTTGTTGAGGGTGGTCTCCGCGAATCCGCTATTTGTCGGGTCGAGGGATACGTCATAGGTGTGCCCGTTCACGAACTTAAGGTTCTCAGCTCCCGTCATGGAGAAGACGCCTTTCAGCGTTGCAAGAAGCGTTTCCTGATCCACATCATCCCAATACTCTGCGACTTCCTGCGCAGCCGGGAGGAAGTCCTCGCCTGTGATGTCTGTAGAGAAGTCTTTCTCTGTCCATCCATGAGCACGGCCAACAACGATTCTACCGTGTGTGTACGTCTCCCTAGAATCTGCTGTGATGTTGGTGGAGCCGTCATAGTTGTCCGGTGTACCGCCGATTCTCGCCTTGATCGGCACCGTGATATAGTTGCCGCCTGTCTGATCCGGCAGCATAGCCGCATACTGGGATTTCTCCACGATCGCGCCGGACTTTAACAGTGCATTTCTGTTGAGGTTCGGGACCGTGTCCACATATGCGCCAAATACTTCGCCATTAAAATTCTTAAGGTCGAATAATGCCATAAAAAAATCCTTTCTACCCATAACTGTTAAAAGGTGTGTAGGTTAGCGGCAGCACTCAAAATGTGCCGCCGGTCGTTCGTTTACATATACTGTTTGATGTCAAGATCCGGATTCTCGTTCTTCATCTTCATCAGCTCGGACATCGTGTATTTCGGTGCGTTGTTCGGGTTGCTTGCCGGTTTGGTGAAGCGCGCCGCGTTCTGTTTTGCGCGTTCCTGCTGCCTGTCAACGAAAATCCCGGTCTTCTGGGTTCCGTCCTCTCCGGTGGTCATCGTTTTGAAGATGTCGCCGATAGACTTTCCCCGTGCGGAATCTTTTCCCAGCTCTTCCATGAGAGCGTTGCGATAATGGTCTTCTGTGATGTCGTTCAAAAACTCATACATCCTGTTTCCCTTATCATCCGTGGAAGACAAGAAATCATTCACAGTCTTTTCAACTTCGATTTTCCGCGCGTCATCCGCACGCGCTTTTTTCTCATCATTAAGCTGCGTTGTCAGTGTTGCAATCTGTCTTTTCAGATCATCGACATCAACATCTTTGAATCCGTCAAGCTTTGCCAGCACATCGTCAAGGGATGTTTTATACTCGTCCCTCTTGCGCACCACATTGTCATAATCTGATTTTGCCCGATAGTTTTCACTCATCTTCGCCTTCAGATCGTTTTTCTTATCCTCCGGGATCTCAATCCCAAGCTCCTGTAAGATCTGTTCGTAATTCTGCATATAATTATCCTCCTAAACGCCATTTTTAAACCGCTCGTCAGCGGTAATGGATTAAGCCGGATGAACCACCGGCAGGGTAATGGACCATCAGGGAATCGAACCCCGAACCGTCCGGTTATGAGCCGGATGCCCTCACCGATTGGGCGAATGGTCCTTGCGTCCCTGCCGAGAGGATGACAGGGATTAGTATATTGATAAGAAAAGGAGTCCCCGCCCCGTTGCTGGGCGGAAGTGGAGAGTGCCGGCAGCGAACCGGCAATGTTCTGCGCAACTCTCCGTAACCGGCGATGCCGGTTAGCAAGTAACTTTCTCGTGCTATGCTCTGCACTATGCCCCGGGGGTGGGGCAGTCGCACGCCGGAAATTGCATCCGCTTTTCAACCTCCCCGATCATGCCGGGTTTCTCTTAAGGGCGTGAGTGCCGTACGAATAAAGGAGGTATGGCAACAAAAAGCATGGTCCCGTATGGGAGTGGGGGTCCATAATATCCCCACGTTTTTATTTTACCATATCCCAAAATTCGTTTTACCCCCACATTTTAGGCTAATCTCCGAGCTTGCGGATATATCTCTGTATCTCCTGCCGCTCATCCGTAAAATCGCTGTCCATGACCATCGAAGAGAGCATGTCATACACCTCCACCATCAGCCGCCCAACGCACTCCATGAGCTTGTCACGGTGTGCCTGATCGCCGTTCTGTTTGTACGCCTGTTTCGCAGCAATGTAGCGATCATACAGGGAATCGATGTTGTGATCATATCTCCCATTGGAGTATTTCTTGATCACATCCTCCGCCACGTCAGCAACACGGCTTTCTTCCCACTCTTTTCCGTCCATCTTTTCCAGATAGCAGATTGCCGCCGTGAGCTTATAGATCACATCCAGCCGCGATGCCGTCAGGTTGTTCACAGCTTCCTTTGCTTCCAGATTCAGCTGATCCTTAAGCTTATTTATCAGCTCTTTCATGCTTCATCCCTCCCTTCATTTTCTTTTTGTATTTATCGTGGAGTGGCTTCTGACTCTCCATGATGTATATCGGATCATATCCGGCGGTAATAAGGTCTGTTATGATCCGTTCCAGCCGCTCAAGTTCGTTATCCACATCACACACGAGGTTATCCACAAATATAGCATCTGCAACATTTCCCGTGCTTCTGAGAGCTGTCGCATACTTCTGATACACGTCCTTTGTGGACTGCTCCCATGCGAGATGTGCAGAGAATCCATCTTCCACCGCTTTCTGTTTGGTAGACTTTCCTACACTCATGCGGTTTGCAGACTGCCACGCTTCTGGGATCATCTGCACGTTCCCCTCGAAGGTGTCGCGGATCAGCTTCCCGTGGTGATTGATATAGTAATGTGCAGTTTTGCGGCGTTCCTCACTCTCAGCAAAATACTGATACAGGTGGAACCGCTTATAACCGCTCAATCCGAGAAAATCGAAATAATCCGACATCTGATCATGAATCATGATCGCTGCGATCTGCCGCGCGTTGATCTCAGAGAAAACATCTTCCACGCTTTTTACATCCATCTTGCTTCGGAAGGCAATCATCGTGATCACCTCCTATGCCAGTTTCTTGATGATGACGTTCGCGTCCTTCACGAGTACCGCGCCCGCGGAAATGTTCCCAATCGATACCGTGAGGGATGAGCCAGCCGGGACCGGTATCAGTGTGGACGCTCCGACATTCTGGTATGTGTTCGCCGTTACAACTGTGTAATCCATCTCTGTTCCGCCGATCGCCTCGCCATTGAGTTCAATCACAAGGGCCGTTGCTCCTGCTGCCGCCGCGGTCACGTTGCCGTTGAACTCCACCTCTACCGCCATCGGGAGGTTTGTGCGGTTCGTGATCGTAAAAAGCCCGCTCCCCTTGACATGGTTCAGCCACCCGCTGGAGCATCCGCATCTTCTGGATTTCACACGGGTGTCGTTAAAGATAACGTTCTGGTTTGCTGCCACTGTCTGTTCTGTCTTTGCTATAACATTAAGCATAGTATTTCTCCTTTCAAAAAATAAGGAGTCGAATCCGACTCCTTATCGATGCGCAAGACTACTTTGTAGCTATGGATTCTTCCAACATGCTTATAATTCTGTTTTGGTTTGCGATAATCTTATCCAGATACTTCCGATCCTGCTCTTGGAGATGCTTCGCAATGTCGGCGTTGCTTGCCTGCGACAAATCACTTTCGTAATTCATCACCTGCAAGAATACGCCGAACAAATTTAGCATGTCCAGAGTGGTCAGTTCATTCGGATTTCTCACAGTACATTCCCGCCGTTTCCGCAGCATCCGCCAAATCCGGACATATTATATGCAAAATACGGGGAGCATGTAATATAAGCCGGTGTCGGTGTCGGTCTTACCGCATCAACGATGTTCTTGGTCTGGTTGACCTGGGAGATCTGCCAATACGCTGTCTGGAGGTCTCTGTCACGGTCCGCAATCTTGTCGCGAAGTCCCTGGATGGTGTTCTCCTGCATGAGCTGGCGTGTTGCCTGTCCGTCTGCAAGGACAGTTTCCTTGATGTCACAGCAACACTGCGCAAGCTGTGCCTGCGTGTTCTGCGCCATCAGTGCCGCATCATACCGGTTCTGTAAGATCTCTTTCTGTGTTTCGCAGCAACACTGCTGAGACTGAGCACCTAACTGCTGCATTCCGAGCTGCGTTGTATATCTGCTCTCAAGTACATCTCTCTGGGTCTGACATGCTGTGTTGGATACGTTCTGATTTGTGTTGAAGATGTCGCGCTTCACAAACTCATCCGAAATGAAATTGTCCTGCACGCCGTTTTCAACACCGCCGCGGTTCCATCCGCCCATCATCGGGAAGAGGAACGCAATCAGAATGATCCAGATCCACCAGCCGCCACCGCCCCACATATCGTTGCATGTGTCGTTTCTGGTTACTGCCGCCACATCCGCAGCGGATAACATTCCCTCATTCATGTGGTTTTCTCCTTGCTTAAGATTTATCATGAGCCGTTGCGCACCCGGCTGTGATAGCGAATTATCGTTTTGTTGAGGTCAACAAAATCATCATTTCATCATCCCAGTAAACTGCCCGGGATCCATTCCGTTCTGTTGGCACATCTGGTTAAATACCTGTTCCGGGTTCTTCCCCCGGCACATGTCCATTGCCTTTTTTATATTCGGGTGCTGCTGTGCCATGACATTTAGTGCCGCCTGTGGGTTCCCTGTCTGCCGGATCTGGTTCACGACCTGCATAGCCTGCATCATTGCCGTCATAGGATTGTTTCCTCCGGCTCCGCCCATCATGCTGAGTAATGGATTCATGCTTTGTCCTCCTTCTTCTCTTCTGGCTTTTCGCCCAGTCTGTCAAGGAGTGCGTTGAACTCCTCACGGGTAACATAATCCCCGGTAGGAGCCGCTGGAGCCGCTTGCGGGGCTGTCAATGTGCTTAATGGGATTTCCTTAAATGCGAATGCTTTAAGTGTCGCGCTCCCCATTCCATCGACAGATTTGACGTAAAACATTGGGCTGTTGTTGTCCATCATCCACGCTGTCTGTCCCGGCTGTACGATCTGATTCCTTGCTCCTTCGATTCCAGCTACCTGAATCCAATTCACATTTTGCATCGGCACTGTCTGCCGCGGCTGTGTTGCCTGTTCCATCTGCTGGATGCGCTGTTGTAATGCCGCCTGATCTGCCATATATCCGCCCATTCCATAAGGAGTATATGCATTCATGCGCTCCCCTCCTTCCTCTGCTTCCATTATGGCATGTGAGAATGGCAGAAAACAGTTCATGAAAATACACAAAAAGTATAAAAAAAGAGCAAAAAGAAAAGAGCTTGCGCATTTACAAGCTCTTTCTGTACATTTATTTAATTTTATTGGCATAATCGTATGATCTTATCGTTCACTCGGCGGCTGATCCGCTTAGCTGTCGACACGCTGATGTTCATTTTCTCCGCACACGTTTCTAATGGTATCCCCTTGCTCCGATACTCAAATAGAGCTCTTTCATCAGCCGTAAAATTGGCAAGCTGCCGGAAACGTTCCAGCTCCGGCACTGTGAACTGATAGATTTTCAAGGCAATTCCCCTTATTTTTCCGTCAAAGCTTGGATAAGTTCGTCCCTCGTTTTTTTTAAACCCTCAATATTGTTTCCGGTGATCTTGTTCTCAATGAGATTGAACATGCTTCTCATTAAAAGCTGCGTATCTTCCCGATTCGCGTTGATAGAGGCATAATCGTTATTAAGCTTCTCTTTGATGTCTTTGATGTCTGTCTCAATGGCACCTACACGGCTTTCAATGTCCTTCTGTGGCTGTTTCGCCGACTTGTATGCCTTATAGATCACACTGCAAGCCGCGCCGATGACTGTAATTCCGCTGCATATCGACAGGAATTCTTTTATGATTTCAAGCTCTCCCACTCATTTATCCTCCATCGCATTTTGATATCTTCGCGCCGCCCCGCGTGCTTTCGCTGCCTGTTCTCTTCCCCATCTGGCAATTCTCAGACGATCCGCCAGCGGTCGAAGATCGTTGTCATCGCAAAACTGATTGTATGCCGCGTTCTGGCGCTGTAAGAGATATGATTTTCTATCAAGCTCCATTTGCAGCGCTGCTTTTGCCTGTGGATCCTTGCAGGCTTCCACGGCTGTCTGCATCCCGGAAACAATCCGCTTTGTCTTCCGGATCCTCCGCTCAAGCATTCGCTGGCGCTGTTCGAGCTTTTCTATTCTCTCACTCTCTTCTGTTTCGATGTCCGTATATGGGTTGTTCTCACCGTCTCCGGACCCGAAGCTGTGGCGGCAGTTCCACCCACACAGCCCCTCGCCGCTCCCGTATCCAGTGACGGAAAACGGTGGAAAACGCTTGTCTCTGCCTGATCTGGAATAGAATTTTCCTTGCCACCACATATGATTGCCGGGGTTCTCTCCGCCGTCTCCGGTTCGCGCTCCTAAGTGCGCCGAAACAAGGATGATGTCCCAGTCCATCTCTTCCATACGTGCCAGGCTGATCGCGCCGGTTGCCTGTCCCACTCCGGTACGCACCGCCCGGGCGGTGGCTGTCTCGATCGTATCGCGATGGATCTTCCCTGTTTCAGCGTTGGTGTAGTTGACATATACGCCGCTGGATACCACCTCGTCAACCGCTTCCCTGACCGCCTGTGTGTACGATACCGCGCCGATTGTAACCTTGTGGTATGCGGTGTCGCAGGAGTTGACAAAAAGCTTCTGCGCCGCGTCTGCGGTCGTCCTCGTGTAGTTATTCCACTCTCCGAGGGTTGCCTCATAGTTGCGTTGCATCAATCGGATCAGCTCTGGAGACTCCATGAGCGGGAGTGGGGAAAGTCCGGCGGCTTCATAGATCTTATCATCCGCCTCTACTGCCTTGATTCCCGCTTCTTCCATCGCTTCCTTGATTTCCTTCTGCTGGAGCTTTGTCCGCTTCGCGATCTCCGGGATGATCTCCTCCATCAGCGCGCCGGAGTCCTGCATGATTTCAATCTGCCAGCGATCGGCGGAGGTAAAAAGATATTCATCGCCGCGCCCGATCCGGATCATCATGCGTTCCACGATCTTCCGGAGGATATAGCTGTGAAGGTCTGCGGCAATCTCTTCCGCCCCCTCCGCTATGCGCTGTAAGTATGCCGGTTCGAGCATTCCATCACCTCACTATTCCTCCTGGAACAGCCGATTGCCTTCCTCCGGCTGCGCTTCTGCGATCATCGCCTTCGCATCCTCTTCGCTCATGCCCTCGAACTTCTGGAAGTACATCCACGCCGGGACCTTGCCCTGAATGACATACTGCCACCAACGGGCGCGATCCTCTTCACGGTTGTATGTGATGTCTCCGAAATCGTATGTTGTCTCATACTCTCCTGCCGGTGTGATCCCGTAGAGATCCGCGTACACGCTCAGGGCATATAGCGCGCCATCTAAGGCGCTTTCCAGTTTGTCGCGCACATCCTTAATGAACTGGATTGTGCGCTGATCCTCAGCCTCTACCTGTGTCGCCGTCACCATGCCAGTCTTTTCGTTGAACACAAAATAACCGTTGCTGAATCCACACTTGTATCCGATCTGGGAGAGAAGCGCGTTGATTCCGGACAGCCGCACATCCGTGTTGAGCTGAGGATTGATCTCCGCATAAAACTCTTTTGCGTCATTCCCGAATACATTCTTGACGTATCTCGGGAGCCCCATCTCCTTCCTCTGCGCTTTCATCGCATCAGACGCGCGCCCCGTAAGCTTCTGCCCGTCCGGCATCAACAGGCGATCATCCGCGAGGATGATTTTCTGACTGTCCCAGATCTCGCCAGCGTTGCGGCTGTATGCGACATCCAGATCTTTCAGCTCCTCGATCGCCTCAGTGAACACTGGCAGCCCCAACGGGATTTCTATATCCACATTATTCGCCGCTGGCATCCGCAGGAGTCCGAACATGGGACCATCTAACCTCTCGCCATTTGCTTTGAGGATCGGCGGTGTATCATCGATCATACCCGCCCATTTCGTTTTCGACAGTGGAATCGGGTCCCCGATATCTTCCGCCGCCCGTGACACATACGCGCGATTACTGATATAGTAAGGGTATGTGGTTGTCTCGCCCTCTGTAGTCTCCACAAAGCGATGGTATTCAAGGCGCGTATAGAATCGATCCTGATCCGTATATGTATCCTTGAAGATGATCCCCTTCACGCCCAAGTTGTCGTACTCCACGAGCAAGATGTCTTTCGGCGTGAACAGATCCAGGCTGTCCCCGTTCGGCTTGAGGAAAACAGTTCCGTATGCACATGCGTACTCTGTCCAATCGCGGAGTCGGAAATACACAGCGTCAATCTGCTTCTGTAGCCATTCCGCTCTTGCACTCCCCTCGATCGTGATTCCGATCGCCAGCGTTGCAAGTCTTGCTGTCTCGGAACATACCGATTTTGCAAAGTTGATCGTGCGGATGTCATTCTCTTCGCTCAGCCACGGTGGCAGACCTATATAGATGTTCGCGCACTTCTTTATCACGTCTTCCATCGCGGGAGACATGACAGATTTTACCTTAAAATCATCTTCGGCTTTCTTCTTAAAAATCATATCGATCCACCTTTTTAGCGTTGATAACAGTCCCATATGTCACCGCCTTGCCGCGTATTTGATATACTCCAGCGGGAGAAGGACATTGCACTTTTTCAGAATTTCTTTTCTGAGTCCTTCCGGAGTAAAAATCCTATTCTTAATCAGCATTCCTATGACTTCGCCTATGATCTCATCATCTTCAAGTGTCTTTTCACTTTTTTCGTCAATATAAACATACTCATTTAAAAATGTGGCAATTCTTTCCCTTACGATCTTGTCCATTATGCGCTGCTTCCTCTTCTCTTCCACTTGGTTTCCGTTGCGTATCTGGTTGCATCTATGAGATGGTTGTTCTTGTCCGGGTACCCACTGATAATATTCCCATCCTTGTCGCGCTCATACTCGTATTTTTCGAACTCTTCGCAGACGTTCGGAGTGCGATTCGGATCTATCACAAGTTTCTTCCCCTGTAGCCACTTCATCGAATATTCAACGCTTCCCGGTCCCTTCTCTGCCCCTCTGGCGGGTAGTCCGGCGTCTCTGTAGTCATTCACGGACTTATTTTCCGCACTATCGCATGTGATCACATAGTCCGTGTATCCACGCCGTTTGATCTCGTCCGCTGTCCATGTGTTACTCCGCTTGTTTTCATACATCTCATCCAGAAAATAGATAGTTTCTCGCGCCTCATCGTAATGCAGACGAACAAACGCATATTTGTCCGGATACCATCCCCAGTCAACACCCTGGTAAATTCGATCCATATGGCGGATCTCTTCATCCGTGATGGTTCGCTCCTCGATGAACTCAAACACATTGCCGCCGTTTCCGTTGGCTACGCCCATGTATTCGTTCTCGTAAGCGTTTGGATTGACTTCTTTTAGATGTTCCGCATCGTTAATGAACTGGTCACCCAGCCAATCCGCAGGAACATCCTTGTATGTGCTATGGACAACAACCGCGGAATCATCCTTGAACTCTGCTTCTTCTGTGTACTCATTCGCCCAATTATTTTTACTCCGCGGCGGGTTGAAGCTCTTAAACTTGTACGCTTTGTTTCCGCCTCGGATTGCGGACTGCTGAATATTTCGCACTTCTTCCGGACCGGCGAACTGATCCAACTCCTCAAACCACACGATTCCGATATAGCCAAACTCCGGTTTGATGGACTTAATCTTGAGTGGATCATCTGCGCCTCTGAAATAAATCTTCTGCCCGGTCGGCTTGTATGTGATCTCAAATGGGGATGACTTGAACCGGAATTCTACGTCGAGTCCCAGCTTTGAGATTGCCCATTTGAGCTGTGCATATACGGAATCCTTAATTGTGTTCCCGACTTTTCGCAGCACAAGTGCGTGCATATCCGGGTGATTTTTCAGTAGCTCCGGAATGATGCACGAAATCCCGGAGGACTTCGTGGATCCACGTCCGCCGGGCAAAATGTATTCGGTATGCAAGCCGCGCCGCACGTCACGGATCATCGGGTGGAACACGTCAGCGATGATGTCCAGGTCCATGTGGTACTCTTGTGACAGTCTCGCCGCTTCTTCTGCTTTCTTCTCTTCTTCTCTCTTCTCTTTGATGGTGAGCGTTTTCTCGAGATCTGACATCGCCTTGAGCTGCTCGGAGAACGCCGGAGTGAATCCGAATGAATCCTTGAGCTCTCCACGTGCGATCATAGCGCGCCGCCGCTGGATGTCCGCCAGAGACATGATGTCCGTGCCGTTCTGCTTGTCCAGCTCAGCTTGCTTCTCGGCTATATACGCTAATACGTCAGCATTTTTTAACAGTCTGCATCCCTCTGCTTCTGGCTTCTTATATCCAGCTTTTCTCGCCGCATCGGTTGCGTTCCCACCATTTTTTACGAAATTTTTTGCGAACGCTTCCCGCCTTGGCGTAAGTTTCACCATGTGCTCACCATCCCATTTTAGTTATCGTTTGCTCTTCTCAGTCTCTCATTTACGATAATCTGGCATCCGCAACTTGGGCAGTCAAAAGCATCGTATATGATCGGTTTTTCTGTCCCTCCGAACGCGGCCGCCATTCCTGTTGTTTTATTGCCAACCGCGGTATATCTTCTCCATGTTGTCGGGCGGAATTTAATCCCGCACACTTTGCATTTAAGCATCTCCCCGTTGTATCCAGTCGTTACAATGTCCCTCTCCATGTTTCTCCTCCTATTCCCATCCTTGTGATTGTTCCCATATCTCCTTGAGGGTCAGCACGACATCCGCCTGTGATGCCGTCCTAAGTATCTCCAGATCTCTCATCTTCCATTTGCCCTTGCCGTATTCCATCACGGGCGTGCTCAGACTCCACATGGTTATCATGCGGCCTTGGTCCGCGCTGTAGAACTGGCTGCTTCCAATCTTGATCACAAGCCCCGTTGATAAGATTGCTCTCTGTAATTTCTTTACGATTGCGCTGAGATTTGGCATATGATCCCCCTTTGTATCATTTTATCATCTCTCCTGTCGCAAAATCGCCCCCACATTTTCCTAACAAAAAAAGACCCGAACTCGTATATAATTCTTACAAGTTCGGATCTTTTTTAGTTTATTACTATCCTCCAGGGCTTTTCGGCTATACACTAATCTTCATTCTCCCAACCGCTGAATGGGCACGTTTCGCACCGGCATTGTAACTCCCCATCATCGTCAATGTAATAATCATCCCCATATCCGCTACACTCGTAGCAATAATCTTGATCGTGCATCCGTATCATCTCCTTATGCAAATTTCAGTTTTAGTTAACACCTTTCATGTAACAGCCCCAGAACGTCTTAGATGCTTTCCCGCTCCGGTGTCCAAACAATGGCCTTTTGCCTATCGCATTCCAGACATCTGCTGCCGGAATCTGATACTCAGACCATTTAAAAATTAACACTCCGTCCGGCTTAAGAACTCTCATACACTCCTGAAAACCATCATGAAGCATTTTTGGCCAGTTCTCATCCAATCTGCCATACTTTTTAGTCAGCCACGCTGTGTCACCCGCATCCTTTAGATGCGGCGGATCAAATATCACCAACGGAAAGGTGTTATCCGGGAACGGTAAGCATGTGAAATCGCACTGAACATCTGGAGATATCACACATTTCCGTTCAGGCTTTCCATTTTCCGATTTCCAAATACCGCGAATATCCTCACTTCGTTTGTCACAAAACACTGCTGCCGGGTTGTTTTTATCAAACCAGATGGTCTTTGACCCACATGTGACGTCCAGAATCTTTTTCCCTTCCATTTTCTCCACCATCTGCTCCAAATCTTAATTTAGCTTACTTTTTCCACAATATTTTTGATAAGATATTTAATAATTTCTGCCTGTGTACGTTCTTTATCAGCGTAATGGACTATATCATCAGTCAAGAATTCCGGATTCACACTGAGCATATATTTTTGTATCATGCAAGAACGTTCCGCCTTATTAAACGGTTCAAATTTAATCTGCATCTGAAATCTACGAAGTAACGCTTTATCCAATCTGTCTGCTCTGTTTGTTGCAGCAATCACGATTTGACCATCTACCATCCCATCCAAAGCTTGCATTAAGGCTATTGTGGTTCTGCCTAATTCCCCATCTGCGCCGGTATCATGTCCTCTTTCCAGCCCGATACAATCAATCTCATCCAGCATAAGAACGCATTTCTGTCCCTTGCAGTAGTCAAATACTCTTTGAAGATTCTGTGCTGTTTTTCCCATATAAGATTCAATCAGATATGAAAAGTTCAGATATGCATATGGTAATCCAAGTTTATAGGCTGTGTACTTTGCAAATTCTGTCTTTCCTGTTCCTGGGGCTCCATATATCAATGTGCTATTCATATAAGGAATTCCATACTCAAGCATTTTTGTAGTTGTTATAACGCCCCTCTCAATTTGTTTAAACAGTTCTTTTTGCTGATTACCGAGATAGTATCTATCCTCTCTGAAATCAGAAACATCCTTCATATAGAGTAGCCCTCTTAGATTAGCAGGAAGCTCAAACATATTAGTAGAACCGTTCTCAAGAAGTTTCTTATAATACGCTGTTTTTCCTGCATTTTTTTTAGTATTATCATTCAAACAACAACATATAGCTTCTTTTTTCGCATCCTGTATTCTATTCTCTGCCAATGCCTTAATGCATGACAACATATGATCATCCATTCCCATTTCTCAACTCATCCCTTTCTCCACTAAATCTCAAATCACTCTGCGTAATAAAAGCAGTTTCCGTTGCATGTTTCGTATCCGAGTGGGCAATCATCCAAGTCCAGAGGGCTTCTGTGATTCTTATCGACCTCGCAACAAGCGCCATCCGGTAAGCAGTAAACTTCTATTCCATCTTGAATCATTAACATAGTTATCGACTCCTTCAAATCTTAATTTTTCACATTCTTCCCATTTTTTAAAGGTCATACATTGGTACTCCAGTCCAGTTTCTGCCTGCATTTCCAGCAATACGTGTTTTTTTCTTTCGGTTCTGATCCGTCAGAATTGTAAAACTCCGTTTTAATCTGATCTGCCCCGCATGAAGGACATGTATACGGCGTTCCATACGCCTGCTGCTGATATAGTATTTTTTGCGGCTTTTCGTCCTCGTTAAGATCATCTAATAGTTCGTCGATCATCTCCTGTACGTCTTTTGCGTAGATTCCATCGTATTCACCGTAGCTTGCATATTCCTTTTGTAACCGGATCAGCTTATCTTTTACTCTGCTCACTTTGTTCTCCTACTTCCTTTCAGCATCAGCAAGTTGCTTCTTAGCGAGTTTAAACGCAATCATGTATATATCTATTATGCCGGTATCTCTTTTCCCCAGTTCTCCGGCAAACTCCCAACTATCAGATATTAAATCCTCAAGTTTTTCTTGCCCGTCTGGAGCAATTCCGTGACCATCATCAAATCCTTCCATGATTTCATCAATATCAGATTCTATTTCCTCTATGTCATATCCTGCTTCTGCTAATTCCTTTTCAAGTTCCTGCCTTGCCCCGTTTTCATCCCAGAAGTACAACGGGCGGCTCATGCAGTCAATTTTTTGTTTAAAATATCCGATATTATTCACAAAATCTGAGAATTTTTCGTAGATCATATTGTTATAGTTACTTGCGATTAACTCTCCCAGATCTCCAGAAATATGAAGCCTGAAATAGTCCTCTTCGAAGAGGAAACGAATTCGATACTCAATTGACCCCGGCTTTTTGAAATCCAGAATTTTGATATTGCCATAATCTGTGAATGTTGCTTTGTGATTTTTAAATCGTTCTATTACTTTCTTTTTATCCATCTTTTTCTCCTTATGCGCTCAACCTCTCGCGTACGCTTCTCAGTGACTCCGTTGTGGACTGAGCGTAATACATACTGGTGACTGCCGGTGACGCGTGCCCGAGGATCTCTTGGATAATGCCGATATCAAGGCCGTGCTGCTTGAGATCCATTCCCAGTGTCTTACGCATCTTGTGCGGATACACACGGCACTGGATCTTCGCGCGCTTGCCAATTTTTCGCATGATAGTCCGGTACGTTGCCGTCCCCATCCTCCCTTGCTTTGCGCCTACGGTCTGCGTAAAGAGGTACGGGCTGTTATCCTTTCTCTCATCAAGATACGCTGCAAGATAATATCTTGCCTCTGCATCCAGATATAATGTTCTGGCACGTCCGCCCTTCTCACCAATGATCGGGATGTCCCCGGTATGCATATCCACTTGATCCAGGCGGATATCTGCGATCTCGCCTACACGCGCACCCGTGGAACGGAATACCTCGATAATGGCACGATCCCGCTTCGTTTTGCACGCGTCCCGCAGCTCAATGATCTCCTCCCGGCTATAGTAGTCAATTTTCCCCATAACAACCTTTTTCGCGTCCACATTATCCACGGGGTTGTCCTGTATGATCTTTGACTTCCGCATCCATGTAAAGAATGCAGAGAGATTCCGGCGCTCGTTATTGTAGGTTCGGTTCGTGATCTGTTCCGTCCTCACGCCTTTGTGCTTCTCGTACTGTGCCAGATACCAATCAATATCCAGCGTGTCGATAAGATCCAGACGTTTCCCTGTAGCCAGCACCAAGCGGCGTACCGATCCCATATACGCCTCAATCGTGCGCTTTTTTAGGTGACGTTTCTGGATCATAAAGAGCTGCACGAGATAGGCATTGCGCTGATCCACGCTACTTTTAACCTCTGCCGGAAGAGTCGTGATCTCCTCGACATTTACCTTCATAAGCTCATTAGCCAACACAAGCTCCAATACATCAAGGGCTTCTCTGTCCTGGATATATACGGACATCGTAACGGTTACATTATTGATAATATCGGATTTAATGTTACTCATAAGTACCTCCTTGACTTTGGCGCTCAAGTCGGCTATAATGGACTTAAGCAAATGTCTTTAGCGGCGGAATCATCTTGGCGGGTGGTCCGCCGCTTTTGTCTTTTTCTTAATTCTTAATACGCTAAAGCAAGACAGCTCTTAACATTACTTTCCTCCTATAGGTCTAATGTAGGCCTTCCAAGCGCACTCAGCCTCTGCATAAGCTCATTCCAGTTCGGGATGATGTCCGTTGCATCAACATGATATCGCTTGATTTTGTACAGCTGCGCAACTTCCTCTTCGACGCAGCATCCTGGGAAATATCCATATGTGCCCACACCGATGTATACATCTGCCGTGCTCAGCATCTCCAGTGATTTTCCAAGATACCACACAGCGCTGGTCTTTGCTCCTTCCGGCGGCTCCTCTGGAATCCATGTATCAATCATTTCCAGCTCCTCACCCTCATATGCTTCCGCGATTCTCTTCATTTTTGCGAAGCTCTCGCGGATCTCTTCCTCTGTTCTTCCTCTCATCGGTACACTTGCGAATAATTTTTTCATATAGATTCTCCTTTCTCAAATTTCAGTTTGGGTAATATTTCCCGCATCTAAATAAATGCACCCATCCATTTCGTAGCGTCCGGCTTCCCAATCTACCGTAAACTCTTCCCAATCATCAATATATCTGCCGATTACACTATCCTGTTCGATCAAGAAAAACAGATCCTTATTCTTTTCTGGATCAGACAGCCCACAAAAGACGTACTTTCCTTCCTCTGCCTTACTCTTGTACACGTAAGCGATTTCACCGTCCATAAGCTCATAAATGTTTTTCCAAAGTTCGTGGTCCTTTCCTTGGATAGCACATCTGTCGAGCATTTCTTTTGTTCTGAGGATTGCTTTTCCCATTCTCTGTCACTCCAATCTTAATTTTCATCTTCTAATGCTGAATTAAATGAATCACTCAAATCTTAATTTTGGTTGCTTTCTAACCGTTTAGCGGCCTCGTTCATCAGACTCTCAAAATTGGATATCGGCATCCCCATGACCTCATTTCCAATTCTGTATCCATACGCAGTGCGGCTCAAGCATCTTAATTCTTCTATGATTTTCTCTGTTTTATCATCTTCATAATTGTGCATATGTGAGCGTTCATGCATCTCGCATTCAGTAATGGTATTAAATTCTCTATAGCAATACTCACATGTGTATGTAATGTTTTTATTCGGCATTTTTCTATTTTCCTCCAAATCTTAAAAGGTCATCTGCACCATCTAAGAAATCCTCATAGACCTTACAATCCTTGCAGGTTTGCTCGTTGCATTTCGGGATGTAGTTACAATATGGACATCTCGTAACATCCTCCAATCTTAATTTTTTTTCCTTAACCACTTTTATTTTTCGACCACACGCCGGGCAATAAATCATCTTGTTATCTTCCGGCGTTCCAGCTTCCAAGTACCAGGGATTTCTGCAAGAAGTATCATAGGCGTTAAATTCCGCATCTATTAGTGTCCACTCACACCAACCCGGATCATCTTTTCCATCCTCATGGAGATCCGCTCGATGCTCTTCTGTTCGAGATCCATTGCTCATCACCTCCGGTTTCCAATCCTCGCATCTCAGTTCATTTTCTGCCTTGCTCCAGTCGCAGGCGTACTCATATAAGCAGTTATCACATCTCTTTGGTGTCATGCTCTTCTTACTCCTCATCCTTAATTCCTTTCCAGTCGATCCGCTGCCCGCAGTAAGGGCAGTAAGCATAGCGATTATCAATCTCGTGATGGCAATTACAACGCGGGCATACCCATGTGTCATACTCTGGCTTGTCATCCAGATCGCTGTCGCGATCCCAAAACATCTCTAATGTGGGTTTTTTCGGATCGCCTTTCTCAATGGCTGCCTGCAACCACCACAGTCTCTCATCATCCTTAATTTTCGGCGTGATCTCAACCGTTCCGAATGCTTCTATCTTGATTTCCATGCTATCACTCCTCTCCGAACTCCATGCTGAGCTGCCCCTCAACATTCTTATCTTCCATCCACCAATGGAACACATCCTCGGCGCTTTTCCACCGTGTTTCTTTTCCGGCTGCGTGGATCGCCTCCAGCATCTTACCGAATGCTCTTATATAGGCTTGCTGGTATGTGGGGAAGTCTGCGAACTCCTTGTATCTGTACTTTCCGGCCATTGGGCACCCGATACAGCCAACACGGTAGTATCCCATTTTGTACAGATCATTGTGGGATGGGCATTCGTTCCAGTAGTATTCCCAGATGTCACTGTCCGGCCAATCGACAATCGGATTGACGATCATATCTCCCTTGATCTTGCACGTCTCAATCAGCGCTCTTTTCCTATCGTTTTCGCTCATCAGCAAGATCTTTTCTGCCGACTTTTTCCCACTGGGTTCGATGTCCTGACGGTTCTTTCTCTTGTTGCTCTCGGCCCATCGCACTCCGGTAGCCACAAAGCGATTGGGGTTGACGTTTTCCTTGTACTCCACACAGCAGTAACGCTGCATTCTGCAAGGTGGCATCTTCTTGTGTGGAATAAGCTGCCACATCGTCATCTTCGGGTGGTGGATCGTTGCCGTGATTCCTGCCTCCTCGAGCCGCGCAAACGTCTCTGTGATGTGTCGCACTGTCGGCGGCGCGTCCACGGTTGTCAGACCGTGTGAAACCTCGAACGGAACACCGGATCTTTTGAAAAGCTCTAACATCACATCGCTATCTTTTCCGCCGGAGTATGTACAGATCAGCGGTTTCCCGTAGTGATGTAAGCTCATCTCTGAGGCTATCTTGATTCTCTCGATACTCTTCTGTTCTAAGTCCATTTCACTCCTCCATCAGTTCCTATAGTTATCGAACTCATTCCCGATCACCTCGAAGTGCTCACAGTCCCACTTATCCAGTGGTGACGGCTCATCCGTCAACTCCTGCCAATATGGGGGCCGGCGCGTCACGAATCCGCAGCCTTCCCATCTCACGACTACCCGTATTTCGATCTCAGGATAATCCGGATCCAGAGGTCCGGAGAGAATGTCGTGTTCGAAGATAGGCTTACCATTCTTGTCCCGGAGTCCGGTGCACTGGCAGATGGTGTCAGGACATACCTCGTATGCAAATGGTCTTCCGGCGCTGTTGCTGATATACCACCGTTTTCCATCCGTGCTGTTACTGATATATCCATGTCTCCATCCGCCGCCTGTGGTTATCCCACGGTATCTATAGCGCTCATTCATTATCTCTTATCCTCCGCCATCTTTGTCAGCTCTCCCAATTCATGATTTTTGGGTTTCCACAGATGCAAGCAGTTTTCGGCTACGTTCACATACTGGCTCTTTTTCGGGTGTATCTGATATGCTTCCTCTTCCTCATCGAAAAAGATGTCCTTCAAAATACACATGTCATTCCATGTTGGAGTCCTGAACTGTTTCTTCGGAGATATAGAGACATGCTCATATCCATCTTCGTTCTCGCCCCAGATCACGCTACACGTACCGCAGTCAGGGAGTTTCACCCATGCGATATGCAGTGGGAACATGATTTCATGTCCCCATATGTACTTGTTACTTAAAATCTCATTAAGATCTCTCATCTATCTCACCCTCCCTATGCTTGTCGCAATCATCCAGAATCCAAATTCAGCCGCCGCAGATGTTAACGTTAAAGTTACCAGAAACACAATCGCGCCTTTTACGTCCTCATCGTCACAAGCCATCATGACTGACATAGCTACGCCTATCGCCATCACGATGAGCCAAAAACCAATTAAAAATCTAATCATTCCTCTTTCTCCCTATACGGTTCTGGCAACGGCATCCAAGCAACGATTCCTTTGGCGTATGCGAAATCGTTATCCACCGGGCGGAATTTTATGCCCTCCTGTGATGTGCCGCCACACTCAGCGATGTCTGGAATTGAAATTCCCTCAAGTGAAACCAGCACCATCGATCCGGATTCCGGCAACCGCTCCGTCACTGGGATCCACCGCGTTCTCTCCTGCGCTTTCTCGATCTTCTCCGACAGCTTAGCAACCTTCTCCAGCATCTTCCTTGCTTCTTCCTGCGTCTCCGCATTCAGCTTGCCGATCTCGTCCGGCATCAGCCCGGTGTCCTCGTAGGCTCCGAGTTTCTGGATCGCTCGATAGAGCACATCGAATATAGTGCATCCACTCCGAACCAAAAGCGGCGGGTTCCATTCCATTTCTTTCAGCGTATAGATCTTGTTATCGTTCTTTTCTGTCAGTCTGTTCATTTTCTGCCTCCCACAACATTCTATCCACCGCCAACTCAAGGATTCTTATGATTGCCTGGAACTCATTACGAGTCAATAGGCATCCCTTTGTCATGTCGTGGATAATCTTTCTTAAGTATCTATTATCACTTGTTGTTACCAGTTCATTCCCCGTCATGTTCCACCTCCGATCACTTCTTTTTTGCGGAAAACACGATTTCCACAGTAAGCTCGGCGTCACCATAGTCCAGCGTGATAACGCAGTTATCGGTTTTGTTTTCTATGCACATTTCTAAGATGTCTGCGAGGCCTTGCTGAAACTCTCTCGAAAACTCTTTTTCCATTGTCCACACCTCCCTCTTTAGAATTTCTTTTTGACAATTATTCCATAATCGCCGGTCTCTACAAAATAATCCCAAATGACTTCCCTAAATTTCATCCGGCAGTCCTCGCACATGTCAACTTCACGGCTTGCCACTGAACGCGAATCACCGTCTCCAACATACGGGACTGTTTGTCTTATGATTTTACCTCTCAGCTCGGTTTCCTTTCCGCAAATGTCGCACTGATAGATTGTCTTTTGAGTAATTGCCATCTCTCACGCCTCCCACAAGAATCTATTCCATTTCGCGATATCATCCCACATGAAGCTCTCCTCGCATCCATACAGTCCGCGTGGGCTTCTCAGCCGTACCCGTACGAACCGCGGATATACGCCGATCACCTTCGCCTTGCGGTGTACCTCGGCTTTGCTTCCACTTGACGCGTCCGACACCGCTTTGACCGCCCACACCGTCAGCTTATCGCCGATCTTCACGCGGTCCTTCGTCTTCCGGATCCGATTCATGAAGAGCTGCGCCTGTGTGTATCTCTCTAACTTCGCTTCATCCAATGTTAATCCCATGTTCTCTCCTCTGTGCCTTTCTAAGTCCCTTCAGGACGTTTTCTCTCGCCTCGTCCCAGTCCTCCCGGAACTGTTCGTCCACAAGATCCTCAAGCTCGCCCTCGATCCAGATCAGGTATCTGCCATTATGCAGCCTCCCGGCTTTTGCCATGCTGGGTACCCTCCCGACCGGTGCGCCGATCAGGTCCGCGACCTGCTGCCGGGTGCATCTCCGGTAGAGATCTTTTCCCGTTGTAACGTCTTTGATCCCGTATGCAAGCATTCTCGCTCACCTCTTTCTCTTTCCCGTAAGGATGTGTTTTCTTACTCTGTCCCACTCTTCTGCCAGTGATTCCTTGCGCATCTCTGATCGCACTTCTTCGGTTGCAGTGATCACATAACGCCTCTTGTACTTCGCCCCGCTTTTCGCGTATGTGGGTACATGGCTCACATTGAGCCCGATCAGTTTGCTGGCTTCTCCGACTCGGAGTTTTTCCCCGATCGTCTGCCCCGTGTACGTGTCAAGGATGCTGTAGAGCTGAGCTCTCATTCGTTCCACCTCCCTGTCATCCGCAGCCAGTCGTAAAACTCTGCCACGGTTTTCCGCTGATATGCGTAGAAATCATCCGATTTTGCCGGGACCCCGCGCTTACGATCCAGCCGATCATATCCAACACCCTCCGTCAGGCTCTCGTAAATCAGCAGTTCGAGCCCCGGAGCGTTAGAAATTGCGCACTGGAAGAGTCTCAACCGGTCCTCTCGTCCCATCTTCCGGCAGTAATCCCGGACGCGCCTGACATCATCCGGCGGGATCCCATACTCGTTATATCCTCTGTTCCTCGCTCGCATAACGCTCCTTTCCGCCTATGTGCCGCTCCTGCTTGCCATTTCCTGGGCAATCAGAGCATCATAGTCATAATCCCGCTGCTGGAAGTTGGCAAAGCGATTTCTGGGCTTCTCAGTGCCTTTGGCGGTCGATTCCTGCCGCTGGCTTCTTGCCCAGTTCCTCACTGCTGCTTTCCAGTCTTTCATCTTGTTTTTCCCGACATACCAGTTTTTTGACTCGTAGAAATCAACAAAGCGATCAGCATCCACGTTCAAGCCCTTTTCCCGGCAATATTCCCTCACATCCTCCGGGGTGGGTGGCGCGAAGCGCTTTTCTTTAACGCTCGTTAGAGCGTTTTCTTTTGTATCATTTACATTATCATTTACATTTACATTAGGTTTTTCGGTTTCTAACCTATGGTTTTCTGATTCGATAACCATAGGTTCCTCATCTTCACAACCATTGTTTTTAGGTCTGCCGCCCATCATGCCGTTTGCTTTCCGCTTAACGTTGGCATCTATCTGCGGTTTCGCCATCTGAAATATGACTTTCGCCATTGCGTTCGCGTTCTGATCCGGCGCCGTATCATCCAGACCATAGTCAATGATCGCCCACAGCGCCTCTAACTGCTGTTCTTTCGGCATCAGCTTGATCGCCTCAGCGAATGAGCTATAAAAAACCATGCTGTCTCTCGTCATCGGATCACCTCCTCAAGCTCTACTGTAATGTAAGGTTCTTTCTGAGAGACGGAGAAGGTGTCCGTGAATCCGCAAACCTCTTTCCATCCATCGTTGGCAAGCACTCCGCACTCCACCAGCGCGTCCTGGATCACTTTATGCCCGAAACCGGCGATGTTATCGAGATCGCGCCGCCGGTTCGGCTCGTACCAGTGATAATGGATGATGACCGGGTGCTTGATGTGGACCCCGCGGAGCTTGTTGCGGATGCAGAAGACTACCCAGTCCTGTTCCTTCCGTTTCATCCTGCCGCCGCCTTTTGCGTTTCTCCGGCAGGAGTCTATGTATTCGTTGAGCCCTCTCATCCTCCCGGGGATCGTGAAACTGTACTTCATGTGTCCATCTCCATCTGCTGTATTCTGCTTATGAGCTTCTGAGCGCCCCGGCAGGAGGCTCTAATAGATTCCGCCCGCCGGTTCTGCCCTGTCACCCATTCAATCGCTGCACGGCTTCCCTCTTCGTTCTCAGGAGCGATGTAATAGCCTTTTCCATCTGTACAAGTAAGAATTGCTTTTTCTTTCCTCAGACGTTCGATCGCTTCCCGGACGGTCCTGTCTTCGCATCCGGTACAGGCAGAGATATATGAGCGGCTCACAGCCTTTTCTTTTCCGATGTTCAGGCAGTTCCAGACGTCCGCCTCGACTGCTGCCATGTCTACTTTTCTCATTGGCTCCTCCCTTCCGTCCCGGCTCATCACCGGGACAAGAGATATAGTTAAAATGGCACTCAGTAAGGTGTGTGACATGTAATAAGTGCCATCATGAGGCTGTTACAAATATGACTCTCCAAATTCTCGGATGAAGTCCTCTCTGCTGCCGTGATTCTTTTCATAGTCCCGCTGGCAGCGCTGTTTGAGATAATCATCTATCTTGAGATTCTCTCTCGTGTGTTTGAATCTTGCCCCATTCGGATGCAAAGTCGGATGTAATGGGATCACATAGCCGTATGTTTCGGATCGTGACCGATTCGCGGCACCGAAAACATGATGCCGTTCCACTTCCGGGGATCCTGTGAAAAAGCAGTGATCCATATCATCTGTGAAGATGCTCCATAATCTCTTAGCCATGTTTGCCGCCTTTCTGCGCTTCATACGCGTCCATGAGCCGCTTGAACTCGTCCGGTGCGATTGTTGGTATGCCCTGCTCCTTGCATTCGCTTATAAGTCCGCTCAGGAGCTCAGAGAACTCTTTCGTATCATAATCATGCGATCCGCGAAGGAGATAGTATACTCTGTCACGCTTTCCGTTCCGCTCGATCGTCTGCGATGTGGGGCGGATGTGATACTCTTCCGCCTCCAGCGCTTTCTGATAGGCTTCATCGGTGTCCGGGATCCGAAGCGGTACGCACTGCCCCTCGATCATCTCAAGCTGTCCATACCGTCTTAACAGCTCGTTATGCATACACGGCTTGCTGACTTTCAGCACTTCTGCAAGCTCACTAAGGAGCTTCCAGTACATTCCGTTCGCATCCAGGCTCCGCTTCTTCCGGTACTGTTTCGCGATCACCGTCAGGAGCTTGTCCTTGATCTGGTCGATCCCTGCGATGACGTCACCGTCAACCTCGAACGTGAGATTCCATTTTCCACTCACCCAGTCCTTCGCGACTCCCTTGAGTTTTCCGATGCATTCCATGTGTTACCACCTCAATTCCACGGCAGGCCCTCATCAGCCTTATCCGGTACTTCCGGTGCAGGCTTGTCCGGCTTTCCCTTGAGGATATCCATAGCCTTTTTCCAATCCTCAAATGTCAGATCATGCACGTCTGCGACTTTGTACGTCTGTAAGATGCCTTTTAATCCGATGCCGGTCCGCTGAAGCTCAGCGAAAAGCGTGTTGACATATTTGGCTTCCAGTGTTGGCTTTACCGGTTTGCTCGGCGGCGGTGTCTCTGCATCCGGATCTTTCATCTCCTCTGTCGGGATACAGAACGTCTGGAAGCAAGCATACTTGAACGCTGAGCTCATCGCTTTATTACTTGCCTTATCACCGCTGTCCATTCCTTCTCCCGGTACGATCACAAAAACGGAAGATCCGTCCTCTGCATAAAAGGTATATTTGACTAAGAGAATGGAATAAATAAGGTTCTTTCCTTTTTCCGTCACGCGTTCCTCGCGTTTTTGGCTAATTACTTCGGGTGTTACAAAAAGCCTATGTTTGATGAATGCTGGGTTAAGTGCATTCATAACAGCATCAACGCCGCGGTACATGAACCCCTGCTTCTCATTCTGGCTATTCTTTCCGATAGCTCCGATCTCCGCCATTACCGCGTTGATCGTCTCAAAAATGTTCTTTTTCTCTGCCATCACGCCACCTCGATCTCTTCTGACTTATCCAGTGCGACATCCTTATAAATCGTCTTTCCTGCGAACTGGAATGGCTTTCCGTCATCTACATAGGCGGTGATCCATTTCCCGTTATCAACGAGGGATAAGACTTTACCCTCTAAGGTATTCCAGTCAAAGCCGCCGTACCCTCTGATGATGATGTGATCCCCGACCTTAAGATCGTTTGCTTTCTTCAACATGTTCTTCCGCCTCCACCGTTCTTACTTTATTGATCCGGAGTTTCATATCCTTCCGGCACTTCTCACAGAGGAGACCGCCGTCCTCCAGATATGCACCGCAACAGTCACATCTTTCCGGCATGTCGTAACTCCTCCGTGATATCCTTAAGCGTTCTTGTCAGATCTTCCATTTCGTCAAATTCTATTCCGACATCCTTCGTAATACGGTCTGGATCGTAAAAATTACTGTTATTATTCCACCCATCTTTGTCTATATAGACATAAAGCCTTGATATATGCCCAGAAAACTCAAAAAACGCTGTTGGTAGTGTCCCAGTATATTCCCTTTGTCTTGGATGTGTGGTATTGATCTCCAGCACCATTTCCAGAATCTCGTGCACCTTCTTCCGGCGCATCTTCTCAACTTTCTTTTCCAGTCTCTTCTTCATCGGAATCCTCCTTGCTCAAATCGATCTGAAGCTTTGCCAGCGCAATAGCAGCTTTATAAGCTCGTGCATGTTTATTGTTTCCATGCGTTTTCTCTACGGCTTCGAAGAATTGATCTATGTCCCCTCTAAAGCATCCGCATTTTACACCGATTGTAAGATGCTTCGTTCTGCAAAAAGTGGTGAAATCATCTCTGCTGCCCAACGGCCCAACAACCAGATAATGAGATGTCTTAAATATCTGCGCGGCACCGAAAACCTGCGCGGCACCGGAAACCCACGCGTCACCGAAAACTCTCGCGTCACCGAAAACCTGCGCGGCACCGAAAACTCTCGCGTCACCGAAAACCTGCGCGGCACCGGAAACCTGCGCGGCACCGAAAACCTGCGCGTCACCGAAAACCTGCGCGGCACCGGAAACCTGCGCGTCACCGAAAACCTGCGCGGCACCGGAAACCCACGCGTCACCGAAAACCTGCGCGGCACCGGAAACCCACGCGTCACCGCTCTGATCGAGGTTTTCCTCTTTCTCGACAAATCCTCCAAGCTCTCCCTCTTTAACGTCTCCAAAGGCTACCAGAGCCTTAATTCTGAACAGCGTTCTGCCGAACTTCACAATGCTTTCGGCTGTCAATTCATATTTCTTCATTCCATATCCTCCATTCCCCACATCATCGGCACCATCGCCAGAAACGCGGTAACGATCGCTACTCCTATCGTGCTGTACGGTACGACAAGAGTGAAGATCCCCAGCCACGCAAACAGCAGGATTGCAATCTGTACTGTGTACCGGGCAAGTGTCCTAGCGATCATCTGGCGTTTCTTCGCGCGGATCCGGCGCTTTGCTTCGCTCTGGCACGTAATCAGAATCATTGACTTCATCTCTTTCCCCTCCTATCTATTCATCCATGCGGCGATGATCCACGCTAAATTGCTTCCCACCGCGAACGCCGCTGTTATTGTCCACGCGATCATCCATTTGATTGTTTCCATTCTCGCCTGCGCGATCACTTCGCTTGCCAGTGGACTATCTTTTGTGTTCTCATCCATCTTTATTTACCTTTCTTGTCGTGTTTTTCTCTCTCGATCCGATCTGCCCATACACACAGCCATGCAAGTGTACCAACAGCCCCGACCATAGCTCCAAACAGGAACATCGTCATTCCGCCCACCTCCCTTACAGATAATCCGCTTTTTCGCTGTCTGAGACCTTGCCGATCTGCATCAGCAGCCACAACTCTCCGGAGCGGAAGGTGGATGGATCGCGGAGGCGATTGTAATAGGTTCCGATCTTGAGTCCTAAGCACTTCGCCATCTTCTCGTTATCGTACTGCTTCTGCGCCTTAACTTTGGCAATCAGTACGCGGATGTTATCACTCTTCTCTCGCGCATAAGATACTTTCATCAGTCTCACGCTCCCTTATTTTTTCTTTTTGCCAGAATCCTCCGATGTCTGGCTGAACTCGGAAAATTTTTCGACTTTACCGAGAATATAACCTTTATCAAAGTCAGACATCTGTGGGATTGCATCTTTCAGCTTCTCCACAATTCTTTTCTCTTTTTCCGACATATACTCACATCCTTTCTTGTGCTACGATTTTGCTAAGTACTCGTACTTGTTTTTATGAATCCTTTTCTTTTTCACCTTCTTCTTCCTCTTTTGAGTTTTGAACGGAGCCGTTTTCCCAGTGAAATGCATGTAATTATTCAATGTGATATTCTCCTTTTTGTGCTATACTTTAGCCAGAAGGGAGGTGATTATACGAAAAGCATCGATTTCTCTAACATTGATTTATCTTTTTCTGAAAGAATTACTCTTCGGTTGATTGCAATTACCAGATTCAACATTTTCTTAAATCCTCAAATCGTTGATACTTGTTCAGCCTCGGTCTGCTTGACCGAAGAGGATCCTATTTTTTCATCAACAGATTTGGGAAAATGTATTTCCGTATTAAACGGAAAGAATTTTTGAAATTTACAATCCCAACAGTGATATCACTTGTTGCCCTATTTGCCGGATATGATGTATACAAGATTCCACTTCTGGGCGAAGCATTATTATCAACAAAGACGCTATTGATACATGTAATGGAAAGTCTGGGTATCTTTGGTTAAGGTATGTGAATAACGGTTTTCTTCTTTCGCAAAAGAACCAATGGAAAAATTTTTTTATTTTCTTAATCACCATCGTTGTCTCACCTCTTTCTTACGGGCTGTTTTGTCTTACTTTGTGAGTCTATATTATCTCACTTTGTTAGATTTGTCAACTGTTTTTGATGAAAAAGTTTGACTCAGTTAGATTTTTGTGGTATTATATATTTGCAGTTAAATATATGACGAAGGGAGGGGAAAGATTGAACACTCGTATTCAGCAGATAAGGAAAACTGCTAAGCTGACTCAAGATGAATTTGCAGAAAAGATCGGTTTATCCAAGAACTTTGTATGGATGATCGAAAAGGGCGAACGCATTCCAAGTGATCGTACTATCAAAGACATTTGCCGGATTTTTGGTGTTAATGAAGAATGGCTCAGAACCGGTGAGGGTGACATGCCAATCCCGAAGAGCAAGGATGAAGAGATCGCAGAGATGCTCGCAGACATCCAGAAGTCTGATGAAGATTCCTTCAAACATCGCCTAGTGTCCGCGCTGGCAAAGCTGGATGAGGACGGTTGGGACAAGCTAGAAGAGCTGATCGACATGATTTCCGGGAAGTAAAAAAGAAAGACAAGGGCAATGCGCAAACCCTTGTCTTTTTCTTTTCCTATTCTGTTAGCCGTTTCACATAAGCATATATTGTTTTCAGCCAGTGTATATCCTCGATTTTCTCCACCATATCAATGATTTCTTTCTTATAATCCATATGCATACCTCCATTATCGAAAAATGTCGTCAACAATGTCTTTACTTAAAGTATACGGCGTGATATGATAAATTATGATTAAATATTTATAGAACCCTGTAAATATTTAAAGCTATATGTTCGGGATATCTTGCCGGATACCTCGGAAATGCAGAAGAAAGGAGGGCTTTTGTATGAAAGTATGGAAACTTGTGTCTGGAATCTTATCCGTTATCTTATTTGTGTTTGTTTCTTTCCAGTCCTGTGCCGCAGGTTTGGGAAATGCATTAGCGGATAATGGAGAGGTCAGCGGAAGTGCCGGAATCATAGTGGCTATTTTCATGCTGGCAGGCGGAATCGTTTCTATTTCTACTCGGAAGGGTGGAAAAGGTGGAAACATCGCACTTATTATTCTTTTCGGCCTCGCCGCTCTGATTGGATTTAGCATGGCAGGAAGCTACGGCGATCTTAATATCTGGGCTGGGTGGTGTGCGATCAACGCAATTATCGCACTTGTAGCCTTAATTACTGGAAAGAAAAATAAAAAGACAAAAGAATGATAATAAGCGGCGCTCGGAATAATATCGAACGTCGCTCTTACAAACGAAAAAAATCGGCTCGGTGTTGGCGCACTGAGCCGATTCGATATTCCCGAAGATGTGTGTCGGAAACCTACACCCATAATATACCACCTTCGGGACAGCTATGCAAGCAGAACCGGCCAGAATTTCCGGCGGGTTGCGGCAGGCTGTTATTTTTATACCCAAATTAAGGAGGACTGATTATGGCTACTGCAAAAAAGCTTCCGTCTGGATCATGGAGGTGCCAGGTATTCTCACACATTGAGACATCTATTGATCCGAAGACCGGAAAAAAGAAGGACAAACGTATTTACAAGAGCTTCACCTCGGATGTGCCGGGGCCGAAGGGAAAACGTATTGCGGAACAGATGGCGGCTCAATGGGCCGCTGAGAAGGAGAATGCAACGAGTGTACAGAATCTCACGTTGGGGGAAGCGATCGACCGTTACACTGATGAGCGGTTGTCCCTGCTATCACCCAGAACGGTTATGGACTACCGCCGGACCCGAAAGAAGGACATGCAGGAGCTGATGAATCAGAAGGTGCCTACATTGACGCAGGAGCAGGTGCAGGTTGCAATCAACGCCTTTGCCGCAAATCACGCACCCAAGACAGTGCGTAACGCTCATGGACTGATCGCTGCTGTTTTAGGCGTGTATCGTCCGAATTTCGCTTTGAACACCAAGCTCCCGGAAAAAGTACGCCCGAAGATCTACGTGCCTACAGACGCGGAGATACAGCGTCTTATGGAGTGTGCAAAAGGGACAGAGTTGGAGATCCCGATCCTGCTTGCGGCATTCGGTCCGATGCGGCGCGGGGAGATCGGTGCGCTGACATCCAACGATATCTCCGGAAACATGGTCCACATTACGAAGAATATGGTCTTGAACACGGAACGTCAATGGATCATAAAAACGCCGAAAACTTACGCCGGTGATCGCTATATTGATTTTCCGGACTTTGTAATCGAAAAGATAAAGGGGAAAAAGGGAAGGATCGTTTCGCTGGATCCGAATCAGATCACAAGGAAGTTTCATGATCTTCTCAAGAAAAATAAAATGGAGCTGTTCCGCTTCCACGATCTCCGGCACTACTCCGCATCCATCCAACATGCATTGGGGATCCCGGATGCCTATATCATGAAGCGAGGGGGATGGGGGAACGATGGTACCCTAAAAGAAGTGTATCGCCATACAATGGATGACAAAACCATGTCGATGAATGAGATAGCAAACACGCATTTTTCAGAGTTATGCAACACGAAATGCAACACAAAATAAAAAGAATCCTGTATTTACAAGCTTCTTTCAATGCCGGTGACCGGACTTGAACCGGTACGGGGTTGCCCCCGAGGGATTTTAAGTCCCTTGCGTCTGCCTATTCCGCCACACCGGCAGACATATAAATATGTCGATGATGGTTTCCCATCAAATGGGACCTATAGGGCTCGAACCTATGACCCTCTGCTTGTAAGGCAGATGCTCT